AGTTGGAACGTGCTGGGCCAGACGGTGACGATCACCACCACGCCGGGCACGTACATCTACTCGATGACAGGTGCTGGCCAGAAGTTTCAAGTGATGGACGCGCTGAACACGACCGCCAACGTCGGTTTGCAGAACATCAGCTTCGTGCAGATGAACCGCTTCCAGAATCTGGTGCCAGCGATCAGCGGCATCCCCGAATACTATTCCTTTGACGGTGTGGACGGCAACGGCGACACCAAGGTGGTGCTGTACGCCCGTCCGGATAACGTCTACGTGCTCCCATTTGCGCTGACCGTGCCTCAAGCGCCCCTGTCGGCTGACAACACACTGGTGCTGGTGTCTGACTCGCTGGTGGTGCAAAACGCTTATGCCCGTGCTCTGGTCGAGCGCGGCGAGGACGGCGGCTTGAACTCGTCCGAGGCGTACCAACTCTACCGGGGGATGCTGGCTGATCAGATTGCGCTGGAGGGCACCCGCTATCCAGAGAACCAAGAGTTTGTCGCCATATGAGCCAAGCCATTCAGACCGCCAGCGTTGCCGCGCCGGGCTTTTTTGGCCTGAACACGCAAGACTCGCCTCTGGACTTGGCGTCAGGCTTTGCCTTGGTCGCAACCAACTGCATCATTGACCAGTTTGGTCGCATCGGCGCACGCAAGGGCTGGTCGCGGGTCAACGCTTCGTCCGGTGCTCTCGGGGCCAACGATGTGGGCGTCATTCACGAACTGGTGCAGGCTGACGGTACGCTGACAATACTGTTTGCGGGAAACAACAAGCTGTTCAAGCTGGACGGCGCCAACGCCGTGTCTGAGCTGACCTACGGGGGCGGGGGTACTGCGCCCACCATCAGCGCCAGCAACTGGTCGGTGGCTTCTCTCAACGGCATCACCTACTTCTTCCAGACGGGCCACGACCCGCTGATCTTCGACCCAACCATCAGCACCACCACTTTTCGCCGCGTCAGCGAGAAGACAGGATACGTCGGCACTGTGCCCTCGGGCAACATCGTGCTGTCGGCCTTTGGCCGCTTGTGGGTTGCGGACACCGCCACCGACAACGTGACAGTGTTCTTCTCTGACCTGCTGTCCGGCCATGTGTGGAGCACAGGCACAGCGGGCACGCTGAACATCGACCGGGTGTGGCCCAACGGCTCAGACGAGGTGACTGGCCTCGCGGCCCACAACGGCTTTCTGATCATCTTCGGCAAGCGCCAGATTCTGGTCTACGCCAACGCTACGACACCCGCCACGATGAGCCTGAGCGACACGGTGGGGGGTATTGGCTGCATCGCCCGTGATTCTGTCCAGTCCACGGGCAAGGACATCTTGTTCTTGTCCAACTCGGGCGTGCGATCCTTTGCTCGCACGATCATCGAAAAGTCGGCCCCACTGGGCGATCTATCCAAGAACGTGCGCAACGATTTGATCGGGGTTGTGGCTGGCGAGACGCTGGCCAACATCAAGTCGGTGTACTCTGAGAAAGAGGCGTTCTACCTGCTGACGCTGCCATCGGTCAAAGAGGTGTACTGCTTTGACACCCGCACGCAGTTGCAAGACGGCGCGTTCCGCGTCACCAACTGGGACTCAATTGAGCCCACGGCGCTGTTGTCCAAACGCAATGGTGACGTGCTGATCGGCAAGAACGGTTACATCGGCAAGTACGACAATTACCAAGACCACACATCCAACTATCGGATGCAGTACTACACGAACCACGCTGATCTGGGTAACCAGAACGTCACGTCAATTCTCAAGCGCCTCAAGGCCGTAGTGATCGGCGGCACAAACCAATTTGTGACAATGAAGTGGGGCTTTGATTTTCTAACCAACTACCAGTCGGCCAACGTGCTCATTCCCGTGCAGGGCATCTCTGAATACGGCGTTGCGGAGTATGGCGCCAACGGCTCGCCCGTGGCTCAGTATTCAGAAGGCGTAGCACTGCAAACCTTGTCGGTCAATGCGTCGGGCAGCGGTAAAATCGTGCAAACAGGCTATGAGTCGAACATCAACGGCTCGCCTCTGTCAATTCAACGGATTGAGATTCAGTCCAAAGACGGGAAAGTATCATGAGCAATTACACCAAGAGCACCAACTTCGCCACGAAAGACGCGCTGACTTCGGGCGATCCGCTGAAGATCGTCAAAGGCACGGAGATCGACACCGAGTTCAACAACATCGCTACGGCTGTGGCGACCAAGGCTGATCTGATTTCACCTACGTTTACTGGGACTCCTACACTGCCGACTGGGACGACTGGCGTAACGCAAAGCGAGGGTAACAGCACCACTGCGTTGGCGACCACGGCTTTTGTGACCGCAGGTCTGCAAGCTCTCTATCCCGTAGGTTCCATCTACATCAACGCAGGTGTAACGACCAATCCCGGAACATTGCTGGGCTTCGGCACTTGGACGGCCTTTGGCGCTGGCCGGGTCATGGTCGGCCTAAATGGCAGTGATGCTCTGTTTGATGCGCTTGAGGAAACTGGCGGTAGCAAAGATACTACGCTGGTTAGTCACACACATACCGCTACCTCTACTGTTAGTGATCCCGGCCACGTTCACGACCTTACATTTAACTCCAACCTACAGACAGTAGGAACTGCAAGTATTGCGCTCGGCGATGACTTGATAACCAGCCCACTAAATGGGTTTATCGCCAGCGCCGTGACGGGCATTACAGTTGCTACAACAGTTGCGTCCGCAGGCTCCAGCGCCACCAACGCCAACCTCCAGCCGTACATCACCGTGGCGATGTGGAAGCGTACTGCATGATCACCCACCACTTCAGCGACGGTCTGTACGCCAAAGAGATGCGGTTCAACGCAGGCGCAGCCATCCTGAAGCACACGCATGAGTTCAGCCACCTGTCGATCTTGGCCGCTGGCAAGGTGGCGGTGCTGCGCGGCACAGAGATTGACATTGTTGAAGCGCCAGCCTGCATTGAGATCAAGGCTGGTTTGACGCACGGCGTCAAGGCGATCACGGATTGCGTTTGGTTTTGTATCCACGCCACCGACGAGAAAGACCCGTCAAAGGTGGACGACGTTTTGATTGGAGTTTGATATGCCAGCAATGATTGCAGCAGGAGCCTCTTTACTAGGGGGCATTATCGGCGGCAACTCCGCCAAAAAAGCCGCGCAAGCTCAAGCAGCAGCGCAGGTTGAGGCGGCACGAATTGCGGCTGAAGAATCGCGGTTCCGTCCGGTCGGCATCACGACGCGCTTTGGCTCGTCGCAGTTCCAGACCGACCCCCAAGGCCGCGTCTCTGGGGCCAGCTACACGCTCGACCCCCAACTGGCGGCCATGCAAGACCGCTTCTTGGGTCTGGCAGGTGGCGGGCTGTCGCAAGCCGAGCAAGCGCAGCAACAGTTCGCACCTTTGCAGGGTGCGGCTCAGGGTCTGTTTGGCCTCGGCCAGCAGTACCTAGCCCAGTCGCCTGAGCAGGCCGCGCAGCAGTACATGGCTGGCCAACAGAACCTCTTGGCCCCAAGCCGTGAGCGCCAGTTTGCGCAGCTCCAGAACCAACTGTTCCAAACTGGCCGTGGCGGTCTGTCCGTTGGGGCCACAGGCGAGCGCCCAAGCGGTGCTGCTGGCCTTGGTGCTGCCAGCCCTGAGATGGAGGCGTACTACAACGCCATCGCCCAGCAAGACGCTGGTTTGGCCGCACAGGCCATGCAAGCCGGACAGCAGCAGACAGCGTTCGGCGCTGGTCTGTTCGGCACTGGTGGCAACCTGCTCACGCAGGGCTACGGCGGCCAGGCTGCGGCGCTGGGTCCGTATCAAGCGTACCTGCAAGGCGCGGCTGGTTTGGAGGCTTTGGGCCAAGACCCGTTGAACCTTGGATCGGCTTTGGGCGGGCGCATAGCCAACCCCGCAGGCGGTCAGGCGCTGTATGGCGGCGGTATGGCTGCGGCTGGCTCTAACGCTGCGGCCAACGCCTACAACCCGTTTGCCACGGCTCTGGTCGGCGCATCGCAGAACCCTGCACTGATGCGCGGGATAGCCAATCAATTCAACCCGTATGGCGGCACGCAGCAAGGCGCATACGGTCAGCAAGAGCAATACTTGGCGGGCGCGTTTGCAAATCCGCAGACGCAGCAAGCGCAGATGTTGGCCGCGCAGAATTTCGGGTTCTAAGGAGTAAGACATGGCAGAAATTGTGCAATCCTTGTTCGGCGTTTCGCCGGAGTCTTACCAGCAGGCCCAACAGCAGCGGGCCGATGCCCAGGCGCTGCAATACGCCAAGCTGGACCCGTTCCAGCGGGCCAACTACGCCATTGGCCGTGGGGCCAACATGCTGGGCGGCGCGATTGGCGGTGCGCTTGGCGGTCAAGACCCTGAGTTGCAGCGCATCACCCGC